GTGGTACTGTTGCAGGTTTTGCTCCAGGTGGTCTTCAAACTGATCAAGATATTCTTGCTGCAGGTCAACAGGCACAACAAAATCAGTTTACAGGATTCCCATTAGGTGCTACAATATTCCCTAGAGCAGAGTCTGGAGAGATAGAAGCTGTCCCTACAACTCCTACTATTACTACTGAAGAAACTGCAGAGTCTTGTGCAGCTAAAGATATGGACTATGATCCAGCAACTAAAACTTGTGTACCTAGAGCAGTAGCAACAACAACACCTGCACCTTCTGATGATGATGGTCCAAGAGTAGAGCCACCTAAGTGGCATGAAAAGTATGACTATGCCGATACAAACAAGCTTGTATCTCAATCACTAGCAACACTTGGTGTTGATTCAGACACAGAGGAAAAAGAAACTCAAAACACTTTACAAAAGATTGCTGGCTCTATCGGTCAAGGTATTGGTAATATGCTTGAAGGTGGTATTTTAGGCGGTATTATTAGGCAACAAAAGGTTGCAGAAGTTGCAGCTAATGCTCAACTACTTAGAGCACAAGGTAAGACAGACGAAGCTGAGATGCTAGAAAAAGCTATAGTAGGTTATAGAGATAAGCATGGTATTAAGCCAGATGGTTTCTTTGACTCTACAAAAACTCTTGCTAAACAATTAGCTGATAAATACTCCGATCTTACCTATGACGACGAAAGTCAAAAAATTATTAGACCAGGTGCTGCAACACCTACTACAGCAACAACATCATCCACATCATCCATATCACCCCCATCTTCTGCTCCTGCTATGACTCCTAGTTATACAGCTAAACTAGAAGCTGACGAAAATGATGGTCCATACGTAGCCCCTGTAAATACTGAGGCTAAGTCAGTATCTGAAATAACTACAGGACAAAAAGATAAAGATGTAACTATAAAAAATAGAACAGACTCATCAGGAAAAAAAGCAGGGCAAACAGGATACAAGTCGGCACTAAGAGAAAGACAAGAAGCTAAACAAGCTGAAAAAAACAAAGAAATATCTGAATCTATGCCAGCTTGGTTTAACCAAGGCGGTTTAATGGCTGGTAAACCAAAGACTAAAACAAAACGCCAATACAAAAAAGGCGGACTCGCAGGTAAGAAATAAGGCTACCCAGCTACGGCTGGCCCCAACATAAGGAGAATATAATGCCTGAACTAACAGAAGTAGAAGCACCAAAGACAGCAGGATTTGTTGATCGAGGTTATAACTACGAACGCAAGCGTAAGCGTATTGAAGAAGAAGAAGAGGAGATTAAACGACTTGAAGCTGCTCAACGAGGAGAATCTACCGAAGAAGATGAACCTAAAGAAGAAGAAGCCGTCGAAGCGAAAGAGGCCGATACAGAAGTTGAAGAAGCAACGTTATCTCCAGAAGAAAGATCTTTTAAAAAACGATATGGTGATCTAAGACGCCATATGCAAGAAAAAGAAAAGGAATGGAACGAAAAGTTCGAAGCCTTTGAAAAACGCATGAAGAAGGATTCTATTGTCCCTCCCAAGTCTGATGAAGATATTGAAGAGTGGGCAAAAGAATACCCTGACGTAGCAGGTATCGTAGAAACTATTGCTGCTAAGAAAGCTCAAGAAATGTTTAGCAAAGCTGATGCTAGACTAAAAGAGTTAGATCAGGCACAAACAGAAGCACAACGAGTAAAAGCGGAGAATCAAATCCGTAAAGCTCATGAAGACTTTGATGATCTTCGAGCTTCCGATGAGTTTCATAACTGGGCTGAAGAACAGCCTAAGTGGGTACAAGATGCACTCTATGAAAATGCAGATGATCCTGCATCAGTAGTACGTGTCATTGACTTGTACAAAGTAGATAAAGGCCTTACTAAAACTGCAAAGAAAGAGAAGGCCAAAGAAGCAGCATCTACAATTACTCGACGTACTAAGACAGACGTAGATGTAGATGATGCTAATGACGTAATTCGTGAATCAGAAGTAGCTAAAATGTCTGCGAAAGAGTTTGAAGCTAGATCTGAGGAAATCAACAAAGCTATCCGTTCGGGTAAATTTGTTTACGATGTATCTGGCAATGCTAGATAAAACCTGTTGACAATACTTTAATCAACAGTATAACTATAGGCACAGAGACAAAAGCCTCTTTATGACTACCTTTTGTCTCAACCTAATTCATCAAAAAAGTCTAAAACTAAAAAGAACTACCTGTTTAAGTATAGGCCCAGTAGGTATACGGTAGCGCAACTGTAATCCATCTGCACCCTAGAAAAGGAACAGCCTCTTTATAGGTGTTTAGCTTTGTTAAGCCAAATATCATGGAGGATTTAATCATGGCTTTTGCAGTAGCGTCAGGTTACACTAACCTGCCAAACGGGAACTTTTCTCCCGTAATTTATTCCAAAAAAGTACAACTTGCTTTCCGCAAGTCTACTGTTGTTGGAGATATCACTAACTCTGATTATTTCGGAGAGATCGCCAACCAAGGTGATACAGTGAAAATCATCAAAGAACCTGAGATTTCAGTTTCTGCATATGCTCGTGGCACAACAGTCACAGCACAAGATTTGCAGGATGACGATTTCTCGCTAGTCGTTGACAAGGCAAACTATTTCGCCTTCAAGATGGACGATATCGAAGAAGCTCACTCACATGTGAACTTCATGGATCTTGCTACCAACCGTGCAGCATATCGCTTGGCTGACCAACATGACCAAGAAGTTCTTGGCTACTTGTCAGGTTACTCACAGTCTGCTCTACACGGTAATGCTGACACAGTAAACACAACTGTGAACGGTACTAAAGCAAACTCATCTGCTGGTTCAGACGAACTACTAGGCGGTAACAAGTTGGATATGACCGATTTCGGTAACATCACAACTGTCGGTACTGCTGGTGACTCTATCCCAGTTGCTGCTCGTCTACCAGGTGCAACAGCACTACCAACAGCATATGTGTCACCAACAATGTTGATTGCACGTATGGGCCGTTTGCTAGATCAACAGAATGTTGACAAAGCAGGTCGTTGGGTTGTAATTGACCCAGTGATGATGGAAGTGTTGATGGACGAAGATTCACGTCTGTTGAACGCAGACTTCGGTGACTCTGGTTCACTACGCAACGGTTTGGTTCTAAATAACTGGAACGGTTTCCGTGTATATGTTTCAAACAACCTACCATCAGTTGGTACAGGTGCAGGTACAACAGGTACTGCAGCACAGTCAACTAACTATGGTGTGATTGTTGCTGGTCATGACTCTGCAGTTGCTACTGCCGAGCAGATCAACAAAACAGAAACATACCGTGACCCAGATTCATTTGCGGACATCGTTCGTGGTATGCATCTATACGGTCGCAAGATCCTACGCCCAGAAGCGTTGGTGAATGCACGCTATAACCTAGCATAATCTAACCAATAAAGGGGCTGGTCAAGTACTGGCCCCTTTGTGCTTACTTAAATAAGGACATTCCCTATGGCTATTACAACGGCAATGTGCAACAGCTTCAAGCAAGAACTACTTGGGGGTGTTCACGATCTGGATACAGATACAATTAAGATTGCACTTATTAAAGATACCCCAGTAGGTACTTATGGTGCAGCTACTACTAATTACAGCAACGTTACAGTAAACTCTGATGAGGCTACAGGCACTAACTACACTACTGGTGGTAACACACTAACTAGTCCTGTTATTGCTCTTGATGGCTCTACTGCTACTGTAGACTTTGCAGATACAACTTGGTCATCAGCTACAGTTTCAGCAGATGGTTGTATCATCTATAACGCATCTCAATCAAATGCAGCTATAGCAGTTATTGACTTTGGTGGTACTAAGACTTCTACCAACGGTGACTTTACTATTGAGCTTCCAACAGCAGACGCATCTAACGCTATTGTCCGTATTGCATAAGGTTTATACCTATGGCCCTACTCCTAAAAGATAGAGTAAAAGAGACTACCACAACTACAGGTACTGGTGATGTAACACTTGCTGGTGCAGTAGAAGGGTTTCAAACCTTTGGTGCTGTACTCTCTAACTCAGACACAACCTACTATGCCATCTCTCATAGAAATGCTGATGAGTGGGAAGTAGGGCTAGGTACTTACGATAGCACAGCAGGAACTATTGCTCGAACTACTGTACTAGAAAGTAGCAACAGTGGTTCAGCAGTTAGTTTCACGTCTGGCACTAAAGACATCTTTATCACACTACCTGCTGAAAAAGCTGTAGCATTAGATGCTAATGACGATCTTAGTGTAGGTAACATTACTACTAGTGGGTATCTACGTGGTCCCGCTACATTTACTATTGACCCAGCAGCACACGGTGACAACACAGGTACACTAGTTATTGCTGGTAACCTACAAGTAGACGGTACTACAACTACAGTTAACTC